CAATTTTATCTTCCATCATTCTCCTGTCTTAAAAAATTTCTCTGTTTCATCGTGAATGTATAACATAATAAGACCATAATGTAATATCTTCATTAAGTCTTTTCTGTTTGCTCCTTCTTTATTACCATAACGTTTGGCATATTTCATAATATTACCCATACAAAATCCTGTTCCATGCCCAGAATCAATGATAACATCAGTAGCTTGGTACTTATCTGTAGCATAGTGTTGACCATAGGTATCGTAAACATAACGTTGTAGTTCTTCTATTAATTTATCTTCATTAAACTTGTACATAATTTTTTTTCCTCTATTTCCAATCATCCGGTAATGTGTCCTCCATATACCATTTAAAATTATTTTTTTCTGCCCACTCAGCATGTGTTCTTTTTGTACCATCCTTACGTCTCTTTGCTTGAGGCATTGGAGCATAAGGATTTGAAAACAAAAATATCAATTCTTGATTATCTTTTAAAGACTTGCGAATCCAAACATACTTGTTGTATTCGTTGTAGTCCCAGAAGCGACCTTTAGCTTCTAAAAGATATTCAATACCATTTATGACTTTGATAAAGTCTGGCTCATAGTTATGTTCAACTATGTAATTGACTTTGTCGCCATGGTGTTCCCATTCTTTTAAGATAGTCTGATGTAAATTATATTCCCATTTGGAATCGTATCCACTAGGTATATCTTTTTCAACAGGTCTTATCTTTCTAGGCTTACGATACCCTCGCATACTCCATCACATCCATAAGCTTGATATCATCTATAGCTTTATTTTTGCTTAAGATTTTAACATACTTGATGAACCATCTAAAAGAAAATGCTGAATGCATTAATCTTCTGTTGGCATATACATGGGTTTCGTCAGGCAAAAGCTCTGTAAAGTTTTGTAGATTGATTTGTTTTCTGTCTTCTTCTTTTAAGAAAGAACCAATCCATTCAATAAACAAAAGCTTTGCTTTATGTCTTACTTTTTTTGATTTTCTACCATTCATTATGTTATCTCCCTAACATTAGGTAATTTTTCTATGTGTGTCAAGTATGCATTACCTTTAGCATATTCAAACACTCTTAATCCTTGTCCATCGTTAGCATCTTTATGACACTCAAACTTATATGGGCACCAGACACAATCTCTAGGAAGCTTCATGTTCCCGGCAGCTCCATCTGGTATAGGATTGTAACACCTTTGAGGTGGTGTCTTTTTAGCAATAGCTGATTTAACAGTTTTAATCTTTGTTGTAATGTTTGGCTTATCCAAATCATCAGGAATAAAAGTTGTTAGTTCTCCTGTCTCTTTATTCATAACAAGAAAACCACCCTTATTGGTTTGTTCTGCATGTTCGTATCCAGCTAACTGCGATAGATAACCAAAAGCATCCTCCTCTCCGAGTGTGCCCTCTTTAAATTTCTTGAAAGCATAACCAGAAGCTGATTTAATATCTATAACTTCACCATCAATCATACAGTCCATGTGTCCTTTGATACCTGAAATACTTATTTCTTTTTGTTCATTTTCTATTCTGTGTCCAGAAAGTTTAACAAAGAATAAAAGAAGAACCTCAAGTAAATGACCATATAAAAACTTAATAAAGATAGGCGAAGATAATTTTTGTTCTTCTTTCTTTTCTAAATTTAAATCATACCATAATCTTCTTAATGGCTTACCAACGTTAGACATTCTAATTGTTGGTTTAGCTTCTGATGAAGGAGTTGCCCAATGTCTTAATGCATCCGACATAGCCTTACCAAAGTCTTCGTAGTCTTGTTCAGATATTTCTATAGGCTTATTATCAGCTAAAGAACCGATAACTTTATAGATATCATCTACAAGTGTCTCAACTGTTTTCTTTTTCATTTTCTAATTCCTTAAATGCTTTTATTACATCTGATGAAAACAACTTAGGTAAATTTACAAGATACATTTTACTTGCGTTATTATCTCCACCGGATACTGTTCTAAAAGTATCGAGTTTATCTACTAGCTTTTTCAATACTTTTGTATCAAAAACTAAACTGCAAAATATATTATCACCAATACAAAGATTATGAAACCAATAATCAGATTCTGTGGCTTTAATTCCTGAAGGCTTTCCATAGCATTCATATTCGATTGCAATGTTTCCTGTGCTTTGCCAGATATCACGTTCAGATTTAACTTCAATCTTTTTGTCTTGAAGCATGTCTGCTATCTTATCTTCTCGCACTTGACCATACTCTAAGTCTAGGTCAAACTTTTTTCTGTCTTCTTTATTTGGTCTCATAATTTTCTATTAACCTCTTTGTTTCATTTTTATCAATTTTAAACCATTCGCCATTAAATTGCTCTGCTTCTTTTTTTAGCAATTTGTGAAGATTGCTTTCAGCTTTTTGTTTATCCTTAAAAAACTTAGTAAAAAATATGTCATAATCTCTAAATGGTGAACCTATTTGAAAAGTAGAACATCTATCTTCAGGGTCCACAGCCATACCAACTTTAACCCAATCTTGCCATGCCGGGTTAGTTAGAATATAAATATAACCTTCTTTTTGTTGGTTACAAACTTTGGTAAATTCATGCGATGTTTTATTCGTTACATGTTTCCAAAGACCAACGTGACTTATATATCTATTGCTCTTTTTTGATAACCAACGAGCAACAACTCTTGTAGATTTACCTTGTTTTATTTTTTGTTCGGCAGTATAAAGAAGCTTTAACTGTTCTGGTATTGGTTTTAAATATCCATCAATCTCGCTTTCTTCATAACCAAAATCAATGGTTGAAGTTTTTCGAGATATATAACCTTCTGGTATATTAGTGGGTTTCACTCCAATTATTTCCTATCTTATATTCACCATCCAAAGGACAACGCATGTTAAAATACTTACCAGCATCTCGAATAGATTCTACTGCAAGTTCTCCTACTCTCATTGCTTGGCATTCTCTTACTTCTATTTGCCATTCATCATGAATATTGGCAACAAACTTATAATCTATATTAGCTAATCTTAATCTTTCGTCAAGTATGCATAGACCTTTCTTCATCACGATTGCTCCTCCACCTTGAAGTAAAGTATTTAAAGCAGCATGTTGATGTCTTAATATAATCTTACGACCATCTAATCCTTTGAGGAATCCTTTTTGAGCTGCTCTTTGCACTCGTTCTCTAAGAGATTTAAATGCAGGTTGACCAGCAAGAAAACGTTGTTTAAGTTCTCTGCCATCGGCTTTATTTCCGTCAACAATTTTACCAATTTTTTCGTCTCCTGCTCCGTAGATAAGTGCATAGATGAATGTTTTAGCCTTATCTCTTGATTTAAGTCCAACAATTTGTTGGTTAGTTGTGTGAATATCTCCATCGATAATTTCATTTATATACTCCTCGTCATCCATATAATGAGCTAACATCCTTAGCTCTAAGCCTGAAGCATCAACACCAACAAGCTTGTAGCCTTCTGGAACAGTCCAACAGGCTCGACATTCCTCACCAAACTTGCTCTTTACACTAGGCACTTGAGCAACGTTAGGATTTCTATGGGACATTCTACCCGTAATTGTCCCTGTAGAAATAACAGAACCATGAATACGTTCATCATCTGCCAACGCATCGAGCCAAGATTGGACCTGTGCTAATCTCTTTTGATATAGTAAGAAATCAGCAATAAGTTTTGCTTCTGGTATATGCTCTACTTCTTTTAAAGTAGCTTCATCTACAATAGGTTGTCCTGTTGGAGTAAACTTTCTAGGCTTCCAGCCAAAGTCTGTAAGATATTCTCCTATCTGCTTTCTTGAACCTAAGTTAAACTCCTGTAGAGTTTGACGCATGAAAGGTTTATTAGGACGCAAACCTTCTATTATAGAGTTATATTCCTCATCTGTCAATCCTCTGCGAGATAAAGTGCCGTCTTTTTTAGTGTAAGGTGAAACAACTTTATCGTCTACCCATTTTGGTTTAAATGTTTCGTGAACTTTGTCTTCTGTTTCTTTTAGAAGTTTGTTGAATTTACTGATAAGAAAAGTAGCTGATTTAAAATCAAACGCAAAACCATCTTTAGTTTGTTTGGTTAAGATTCTTGTTATGTCGTGTTCAAGGTTTATTGATTCTTTCGAGAATCCCATAGCTTCTTTGCGTAATGCTTGAAATAAAATCTTGTTGAGCTTCGTATCAGCGATACAATACTTCAACATATCATCAGAAAACTCTGTGAAATCAGAAAACTCTAGCTTATGCATTCCAAGTTTGATACCCCATCTCTCCAAACTATGCCCACCTTCTCTTGTAGGATTAAAAAGCCTACTCAACACCAAAGTATCAATTATTTTTATGGAGGCATTCGGTGTCCAATCGTATAGTTTTTCTAAGATAGGGATATCAAAACCAAGAATATTATGTCCAATGAGCATCTCTGCTTCATTGAGAAGATTTAAACCATCTTCAATGGTATCGCCATGAAAGCTATAGACTTTATTATTTTCATCTATAGCCACAATGCACCAGACCTTTGTAGCATTTAGGTCATCTGTTTCGATATCAAATACTAAACTTTTCATAATCTAAAAAGGTATGTCTGGTTCAAGCTCATCATCAATACCACTGAAGTCAGCTTCATCAAACTCTGTTAGTCTACCTGAATCTTTATCATAAAGCAAGGAAGAAGCTAATCCAACATCACCTGTATATCTAGACTTTAATACTCTTAAACGTGTCGTTCTAGACTCTCTTTCATCGTCAGCCTGTTGATTTCTTTCAAGGGCTATCACGCAGTCAGATAATTGTGCAATGCTGTTAGAGCCTCTCAAATGGCTCAGATTAACTTGGATACCATTCTCATGTCCTTTATTACCATCTACACGTCTGAGGTGTGAGACCAGAATAATACCTGCTCCTGTTTCCTCGACCATGCTTCTAAGTCTAGTCATGATGTTATCAATACCTCTACGTTCATCATTCTCAGACAGAGCTGTCACTAGCATATGTAAATGGTCTACGACCACCCACTTACAATCACAGCCGACAATAAGATAACGAAGCTTAGAAAAGATATCTTCAATATCGTTAGTCCCGAAGTGAGCATGAATAAATACTTTATCTTTACCAAAGATTTTTTCATACATAACATCCAAAGTTTCAGAGGATAATTCTTCCCGGATGTGGTCTATGTAAAGCCTAGCATTTGCTTCGATACTTAAGATACCATCGACTGTTCTTCTCCAGTCCTCTTCAAGGGCAATATACCCACATTGTCATCTGTTTTATTGACGAGCCAATGTTC